CTCTAGGTCAGAACGATCAAAGCGTTTATCAACTGCACCATCAGCACGGTTTCGGGCCATGTTTTGTAATTCAACAGCTTCTAGTCTTTGCGCTTCTTTGGCTAATTCAGCGGCTTCAGCGGCGAAGTATGGGTTAGATGTCCAAGAAATTTCGTTATCATTCACTGCTGTGGTGAAGTCTTCAAACTGCTTATTAAAGAGGGAAGGATCATTCTCTCTAAAGAAGTCCATTACGTCTTTTTCAGCGTTAAAGATTGCCTCTTTTATAGAAGTTGGGTCTTGTCGTTTATTGGGAGGTATAGCGTTTATATAGCCATCAACACTTTGCTGAAACCTAATCCGAAGGTCGTCAGCCATAGTTCCTTGATATGTACCGTCAAACGAGGGGATTAAATCGTTTGTGTCAGGTGTCATTGCATTAATTAGACGATTTTCAGTTGCCTTACGGTAGGTCTTGTAAGTTTCAGTGCCGAATGATGCCTCTGGGTCATTTAGCTTTTCTAGTTCTGAAAATGCGTGTTTAATGTCAGCGTTATTAAATCTAAGACCGTCTTTCTGGGATTGCTGTCTCCAACTCAAAAACTCGTTTTCGCTCGTGATAGTCCCATCATTAATTGCGGAATTAATTGCCACTTGGTTAAGCTGGGATTGGGTCTCTGAAATTTCATATATAGAGGTAACAGTATCGTAAGCAGCCTTGGCTTTTTTGAGGAGTTCAGGGGTATTCGGACTTTGGTTGATCTGTTCAGCCATCGTCATACCGCTGTCATCTATAGGTGCCTGAAGAAACTGTTGGAAAGTCGCAGAAGCGTTATTTGGGCTGTTAAAGAAATCAGCAACGCCGTCTTCTAGACCAGCAACCTCGGCGGCAGCTTGTGCTGTAGCTACTCGTTTCTGACGAGCCACACGTCTGTCGATGTCTGCCTGAATACCTTCGCCTTGGTTAACTACACCGTTCCATTCAGCAGGGGTTAGACGTAAAGTCCCGCTTTTCTGTGCTGCAAGCAGTGCATCAACCATCTCTTTATTATCCGTAGCGTCAGCTACAGATAGAAAGGAAGAGATCAGGGCTTTACGTGCCTTAGGTCCGTCAAGACCCGTAGCATAGGCTTGGTTGTTAAGACCTGACATCTGACCGATTGCATCTTCAATAGGTATTTCACCCTTTGCAACCTTCAGCGCAATATCATCAGCTTGTGTCTGGATTGCGGCTAAGTGATTACGTTCCATCTGGGCAGAAATGTTGCTCGTGTGGGCAGCCGACATGTTGTGAGTGGCTTGCTGAACATAAGGCATGGCACCCGCGAGGAAGTATGGGTTCTGGCTTTGCTCGTCCTTGAGAAAACCGTCAACACGTTCATTCATCCACTCGCGGAACCTGTTAGGGTCCGTGCTGTTCTTCATGCCAGACTTTTCGTAGTCTAGGGCAGCTTTGTTCTGAAACTCGATAGCGGCTTTCTTGCCCATCGTTTCATTATAAACTTGATTGTATGCGCGTGAGTTGCCGCGAAACAGTCCACCCATGCGAACCTTTGTGAGTTCCACATCAGGGTCGTCGCCAACAATAGCATCTTGTTGAGCTTGGAGCTTAACCTCTGTGATTTCCTCTTTACGTTTCGCTTGAGCGGCGGAACCTAGAGTTTTAGAAACATCCTTTATGCCATTGACCATCGCTGCTTCACCCATGCGATCTCTCGCGGGTGCGTAGTAACTATCTACGACACTTAAAAGGTTTCTAGCTGCGCCACGTTGGGGCATCTGTGGTGTAATTCTTGCCATTGGTTTCCCCTATTATCCCGTGCCGTATGCGCTGATCCCTGAGGACGCGGCGGACATGATGTGGCCCATATTGAGTGATGTAGTTGGTTGACTTGCAATCCGAGCTTTAGCTTGGGTCTCGTAGCCCTCAAGGTTACGGTTGGATTGGATTTTCAAACTGTTACGCTCTAGACGATCACGATAAAGATTACGTGCCTCGACGGAGCCTCGTTCATTCAGCATGTCGGTCATGACTTGACCACCAGCACCTGATTCAAACGCACTGACCATAGCTAGGTCTGTCGCACTTCTAGCCTGTAGAGCGCGATCCATAGATGTCATAAGCATAGATCGGTTGGTCTCGACGTATGACTCCATCTCTTGGTCTTGTTGGTCCGCTGCACCACTTCGTGCATTTGCGGCGTTGTTAAGGGAAGCTTGGTTTTGCTGATTTACTGCAACTTGGCTTCCGATTAAATCCATCCCGCCAGCAGCGATTGCTAATTGCGTAGCTGTTATTGGTTCACACATTTAAGTAACCTCTGTTATTTTAACGAATTCTAGGAAAGGTAAGTTACCGTTTCCGAAATGGTTGTGTTGATTTATGAAGGTGAACCCACACCACTTCAGCCACCTATGGTGGACGGTGTTACGTGCATCCGTGTAATTAAAAACACAGGAGTAACTCTGAGAAATCTCAGCGATACCTTCCCTACATTCTCTTAAAAACTGCCTTTGAACCTTTAGAAGATCAGGCGTAGCTAGGAGCCATATTGAACCTAGACCTTTGATGTCGGTATCCCCTACCCCATAGATCGCGGCAGGTATTCCGTCAGACATGCAAATGGTCTTACATCGTTTAGAATGGAGATAGCCTCGCTCTAAGGCTACCTCCGTAGCTAATCCACTTGCGGCAGCTATCTCCGCTTTATCGGCGTCTCTCAGGTGCATAGCTAGAAAAGGTATGTCTTCCTTCAAGGTGTCACGGGTATAGCCGTTCATGTTATAGCCTTTGTGTTTTCCCTACATACATTCCTGTCCACTCCATTGAGCCAAAGGCACACGGAAAAGCACTGTCGTTAAGGATTTTGATGTCAACTTTGTCGTTCTGAGCGAATACAGGGAACTTAAATTCCCCAGTGTCTCTAGGCATAACCCCGATTATGTTGTCTTCATCTGCCAGAATACGAGCGTTAAATAGGTGTTCAAACGTGTCGTTGTTACTCGGTGTAACTTGTACTTTGAAGAATGCTGTATCCATGTAAATTATAGACATGTACCGCAACTGTACCCGACCCTCTTGGATCGCTGCCTCACCTGTTGGTGTACTCTCTCGAATGTATTGGGGAGAAAACACATACTCAAAGGTATACGGAACCCCAGCGTTGATTGACCAACCAGTAGCGTCCACTTCGTCCAAGTGATAAGTATTGTTGCTCTGCTTAGTTACAGTCATCTTCTGTCCCTTAGGACTAGCCATCTTAAAGAATTCTAGCTCTGTAGGTGTACTGTAGGGAATAGTAATCTCTGTACGATTTGCCCCAGCGTTATAGGTCAAAACAAGATCAGTTTCTTCCAATCGGTGATCCAGAAGAGCCTTGTCAATCGGCTTAGTATCCAAGAACATCTTGTCCAGATATATCTGACCGCCTGTCTTATAGACGATGTACAAAAAGTCTTCTAGAAACTCACATCCCATGATCGTGGTGTCCTGACCAAAATCCCAATGAGACCATGATGTTTGAACTTTCTGACCACCAGAGTTGTACCATTTATAAACAAAAAGCTTGTTTGGCTCTAAGGCAGATAGCTGCACCATAACGTCGTCGTATGTAGACACAGCCTGTGTCCTGATTTCGTTAGGAATGTAACTTGGTATTTGCACCGTGATCTCGTCAGCATCTACGGTTTTGAGTTCTTCATCAATATAGAGTTCACGAACCGTTGAGTTGGTTGCACCATCAGTTACAAAGAAAACGATAGGACCTGAGGCCACGGGGGCCGTAAAAGGTGAACAAGCAAACTTAGTGGATGGAACGATACCAACAGAAGTTGGTGACAATACATTCTCTGAAACAAGCTTGAATTGTTGGCTATCTGAAAACATAACCAGAGTATCTGAGAACACAGCAGCGTGATAAAGGTTGTTAACACGGCCAGTTATTGAAGCCACGTCAATTCTATCAGAGGCAAACACTTGAACTACCGTAGTACGATATAGGTTCTCTAACTCACCGACAGCCGACATGATGACATTCTCTTCACAAAGAAAGCCCATACGACCTTTGAATAGGAACATTGAGTTAATCTTTTTAGATACAAAAGAGGGGTTAGGATTTGTTTCTGTGTCCCCTGCACCCCTTGCGTCCCATGTGTGTCTTTGGAACGTAAATGTTCCGTCAGCATTCCTGAGGAGAACGTGAGGCATGGTTGCTGGGTCTAGTGTCTCGTTGGCGTTATAGCCTGTCGTTTCTTCCCAAACACCTTTGTCATAAACAACCCAATAATCTTCTGTGGCTTCGTTAAGGTTACCCTTAATTTGAACAAGCCGATCCTGTGGGGCGGATGGAGGAAGTTTATCAAAGGATTGAACCCTGTCAGTGAATGCTTCCATAGCATTACCACCAAACTGATCAAGTACCTCAATACTAGCTCCTACTGGAACGGTGAACGACAAGACAGGACCAGTAGTAATTGCGTCAGAATACCCACGGCTAATAGCGTTAGCCTTAAGTTCCGTGGCGAGGTCTGACGTGCCCTCTAAGGCCGTCTGTGCCGTTGTGTTGTCATTTGTAGATGTTGTTGCCGCCAATACGCCATTAATGTAAACGGCATATGTGGTCGAAGCCACTGCCCGTTTAATGAAGACTGACGCGGTTGCACTCGGATTACTTCGAGTTTCTGCAATCAAGTTAGAGGAGACAACCTTTTCGTTGTTTAAAACAAAGGTAGTGTCAGCCACGGTTACGAACCGTAATTTCTTCCACATATCCGTTGTAGGTAGGTAAGACTTCCCATTCGGGAAAGAGATCGTCTGCTTAACACCTGACGTGTCAAAGACCTCTAGATCGCCTGACCCACCTACAACGATGTAACGCTCTTCAAAGTCTCTATTGATAACATGCACAGTAGTAGCATCGTCATCATTTACGTTAGAGTTTAAAGCACTAACAAACTGGGTAGGAGGTCTTTTCTGTAAACCTGCTACAACTGAAGGATACGCATTAATCATCTCTGCACCAGATGTGCGCAGACGTTGTGGTGCTGGCTGTTGTGATACCCCACTAATGAGGTTTGAAACTGTAGTTGATACTAGAGGCATTCAATCACTCCCTTAATACGCTGTTCGTGAAAGAATACCTGCAACCGCTCAATCACCTGTGAGCATGTTATTATCTTCAATTTCCATGTTTTCCGCTAATAGTGCGGCACGGGACATGTCTTCATCGGCGGTGTTGAATGCTGAAACTGATCCAGAACCCATCACACGCTCTTGGTAAATACGAGCTGATCGAACAGCGATATATCTACGGCAGATTTCAGGTAGCTCTTCGAAACCCAGTGCAACAACAATGTTCACAATGACTTTTTCTGTGAACGTATAGGTGTGTTTAACTCGGTCATACATAAGACGACCACGAGCCACTAGGTCACGGGTTTTATCCTTACCAACAGTGTCGATAGAAAGAATGTTGGCTGGGAGAACTAAGTTACCTGCCGTGTTTGGAATTAAACTGTATTCGATTTCTGTGTTCCAATAGAAACCGTGTGCCTGTACTTCGCGAGTAACCTGACGAACCAAGTCTCTCGCGAGGGCCGCATCAACGGTCACGTTACCCGTAATGGCACTCACTGGCGACTCGCCAATGTTAGCTAGGCACACGTTGACAGCTTCGAGTTCTGTCGTTGGGGTCAATAGAGTTGCCATGAGTTTTCCCTGTAAATGTAAAAAAGGACCCCTCTAGGTTAACTAGAGAGGCCCATGTTATTTAAGCGGCAGCGCGGAGTTCGATGATGCACTCTGGGCGCAACACACCGTGACCAACAGCAATCTTAGATACAGCTAGTGTACCCTGACGGCGGATGTCATATTCCATTTCAGTCGCCATATCCATCAACTGGACTGTACCAAGTGCTTGCTTCTGAATGATCAGAGCTTTGGTGTCAGAACCGTTTACGGTATATTTAGAAGCGTAGTCTGGGTATTTCGCTACGTTTGCAGAGGATGTGTGATCAATTACCAAGTTGTTTGACTTGATGATCTGCATACCTGCAACGCGCATGATTGTACCATCTGAGTACGAACCGTTTGAACCAAAATCACGGTTAATCAGTTTGTCCTCTTGTACCAACGCATAGAATGTAGCTGGTGATACGATTACGAAACGCTCGTCTTCTGGCACGTTAGCGGTGTCCAGAGTAGCAGCGGCATTGTAGATAGCAGTCACAAGCTGTGTTGTTGTTGGTGTTGCACCAATAGCTTCGGAAGCAGCGTTACCTTGACCAGCTACGCCAGCACCAATACCAGATGGGTCACGAGCAGCTTTGACAGCCATAGACAACAAGTTGCGGTCATATGTTTGTGCTAGAGCTTGGCCCATTTGCTTGGAATACTCAGCCCGAACATCATAATGATTCTTGGCCTCGTCGATTTTACTGATAAATGTGTTAGCGATCAACAGGTCGTCGATGGTGATGATCTTCTCACCATGCTCGATGTTGTTACCAAGAATTTCAGCACCAGCGGTGTGGTACTCAGCTACTGTTTTAGCAATCGCTGCAAATTGTGCAGACTTGCCGTTGTTGATTGAACGAATACGTGTCTTTTCTTTCATCACTGTTTGAGAGTTGAAAGTTGACATTACTTCACCTGAAAAGACTTTCAGGAATAGTGCATCGGTTGCACCAGATAGACCAGCTTGGCCTACCCGTGATGGGTTTGCATTAGACATTTTATTTCACCTTGGAAAAGAGTTTAGATTGTTAGGTTATTCTCTAACGTGTCCGTGTGCGCTCTTTCCGATAAGGTTATCCCTCGTAAGGGGCCTCAACGTAATTGTTTGCTTT